AATAGAACTTTGCTGAGGTGCCTGTCCCGTCTGCGTAGCCAAACGTGCCACCTGCAAAAGTAGTAACGACAAGAGCTTGGCTGCCCCTACCGAGGCTGGCCAAGAACGCCGGATCACTCAAGTTCAGTGCTCTCATGACTGCACCGCCCATCCAGCGATTACATCCGACTCAGCCGTGCCCTTGCAGTAAAGCGAGAGCATACCAGTTTTGCTCGCCGCGATTGTGGTGGGTTTCGTGCCAAGCCATATCCAATTCGATGGGAATGTCAGCGTCCGGGCCGATGCATCGGCTGAGACGATAACCTGTAGCCCACGTGGAGCGGCCCTGTTCGAAGTTGTGAATGTAACATCCCCGGTGAGGGCCAGAACGTTGACTGCGTTGCCTGAAAAATTGAGATCAACTGTCGCAGCATAGGTGAGTGTGCCCTGTTTGGATGGGACTGCGTAATCGACCCCAGCCGTGGCAGCCGTGACGCCAGAGCCCGTTCCCTTAAGGATCCCCGAGGCTGTAATCGCAGGCTGGGCATCTGCAATGCCATACCCGGCCAGCGTTGTAGGATTGGCCCCGGCAGTTACCCTGCCACGGTCATCCACTGTCACCGAGCGGTATGTACCGGCCGTGACACCGGAGGTAGCCAAATCAATCCCGTCGGCCCCAACGGTGATCCGGGCCGAGGACCTCGTGATAACCGACAACTCGCTGCCAGCCTTTGCAAGTCCATCCCCGGCAGAGACCTCACCGGCCCCAGCAAACTGAGTCCAAACAATATCAGTCACCCCAAGGGTGCCTTCATCGGCCGTGCAGTAAAACCCTGTGTCGTGCTGCGTGCTGCCCTGTTCGATGAAGCAGAAAGCAGACGTGAGCTTATCCCACGTATCAGCGTCGGCCGACCGACTCCAAGGGCCATCCGCCGCTACATAGATTCCATTCTCGGCCCCAGCCGTCTGTGCCTTAACCAGCACACGCTCGCCTGGAACAAGCTGGTGTCCATCTACGATCTGCAGCCCGGACAACGCCACGTTAGCCGTAGTTGCAACGCGCACAGCCGTTTTTGGATCCAGGCCTTGCGCGATGCTGTCCACGTATGCCTTGGTGGCGGCATCGCTGTTCGCCGTCGGCTCAGCCACTCCGGACAAACGCTGCCCGTTTAGGGCGAGGCCCGCCGTGGGAGCGGCAAGCTCATCGAGACGGACGCCGGACACATGCGCCGAGGTAAGCGGCGGAATATCAGAAGCCTCGAGAGAGTCCCCGATCGTAACACGCCCCGCAGCATCCACCGTCACCTTCGAATAGGTGCCAGGCACAACGCCTGAATCCTCCGGATCACCAAAAGCAATGCTGTCCACGTAGCCCTTAGTAACAGCGTCAGTTGCTTCAACTGGTGCCGCAAGGCTTGTAATGCGCTGAGAATTGGCCGACAGTGGCGCGGTTGGCCCTGCAAATTGGTTGAGCGGAAGAGCCAGCACGGAAACCGAAAAATCGGTGATATGCCCGCTGGTCAGCGAGGGGATATCCTCAGCAGTCAAAGCCAAACCACTCACTACCCGTCCCTTTGAATCCACCGTAACTTTTGGATATGTGCCTGCGGTAACGCCTGTCTCGATCAGAGTAAGTTCAGCTTGGCCTTCTTCCGATTCCCCGGTCACGTCGCCGGTGATCACAATGGTGCCTTGGCTTTGGCTGCTTCCAGCAATGGCAATGATCTCAGTGGCCTTGCCGTCATTGTTGCCAAGCCCGTAGTAAAGCGTCCGATCGACCTCATTGAATGCGAGCTCAGCAGAAGCCAAAGACACAGGAGCGCCAGGCTCGCCAGCTCCACGCCGCTTGATACGTATAATGGTCTTCATTAGAATTCACCTCCGTCAATAGTTGAAGGTGCTGCACCATTCCCTTGACCGAGAGTGTCTGTATTGATGGAGGCTTTCTTTGTCTCCTCAACAGGAGCCTGTTTGAAATCGAGAAACAACGATTGCAGATCCTTCGTCCAGGACTGCATAAAGGAGGCAGCAAGCTGAAGGTCATTGTCGCTTCGGCGTGCGAGCTCGGCGGACACGAAATTCGAGACGGCACCAGCCACACGCTCATCAAATAGCGGGGACGAGTCGGTCTCCTGGAACGTGGTGGATAATCCCTCCCACTCCACTACCAACTTTTGATTCTCCGCAAGCCAGGGGGAAAAGAGAATCACACCGCGTCCTGGTGCCATTGCATACCCAATAGACTCCCCGTAGATAATGTGCTGACGAAGATCCCAGATGACTGAAGTGAGCGAGGTCCGTCCTGTCTCAAGGCCAGCTTCATACGTGACGATCGCCACATCATGAACAACCGCTATTCCACTCGGCAAAGCCAATCGGCCAGCCTCCATTTCCACATCCATATCCGTGGAAGCAAATGCGCTAGTGAACGGAATGCGCAGCCCGCGGCAGTTCCGTTGAATAACGATCAAAGCAGCCTCAATGCTTCTGTTGATAAGCGTTTGGGCTCCCTCCCGATTTGCATCAAGAGGGAGCCTTTCACGAACGGAGGCTTTGAACTGAGCGAAGTTCACTTTCTCCTGGTTTTCTTTGGAGTAGTGTCGGCAAGTTCGAGGTCGATGGGCGGGGAAGCATCCCCTGTGCTCAACCCTACAACCTGTGCGACAGGTTCAGAAGAGGTTTCGGACAAACGCACCGACTCCTTTTTTGGCGCAGGAGGCACAATGGGAAGTTGGCGCGGGACTTCGGGCAACGGTCGCTGCGATTCCCTGAAGGAGCTGACTATCAGCGGCTTTTTTTTTAAGCCGTCATGCTCCTCCTGTTGAATTTCAGTGACCTGTGGAATCTTGGCCGAAGCCAGGGAACTGGCAGCAGCCTCATCGGCCACTGCCAGAATCCCGAGCCACGCGCCGCCGAGGTTTTCCACCGGCTCGAAATCGAAGGCGAAGCCGCCGGCATAGTACCGGCGGCTCGCGTTGGAGGTCTTGAAAAAGCGCATGTCAGTTGGCGGTTACTGACTCACGCTTAGAGCTCGCGAATGGAGAGAAGGCCTTGATTTTGGCCTCAAGCTCCACGATGTCGTGCGCGGATTCGGCGAGGTCGATCAGCTCGGCGAGCGCGGCCTCACGGGCGAAGCAGGATTGGACGTGGTCCTTGACGGCGCGGGCGACAGCGGCGAGCTGGTCGCGCGTGGTCTCGCGGAAAACGCCATCCGGGCCTTTCCATTGCACTGACTCATCCGCGCCGAGTTGCACGAGCGCTGCAAGGAGCATGGCCTGGCTCTGACGGTCGGTCGCGATGGGAGTGCCGGAGAGCTCAATGCCGGAGGTCTCAGCCTCGAAGCGACGGGCTGCGAGCTTCTGTTTCGCGTCGAAGCGCAGATCCTCGATGGGCTTCACCGGGGCTACGGCGGGCGCGGGTTTCTCCAGTGGATGGCCAGCGGCCTGGAGATAGGCGTCCCACTCCTGGTCGGAGGCGAAACCGAAGTTTTCAAGGATGGTCGAGCTCACGGAGCGGGAGCCGTTGATCATCGTGATGGCAGTGATGAAAGCCGGAGTACCGGCGAGTGCGTCGAGATCGGCGCGGGAGTTGATGACAGCAGGTGACATTTTATGCGGCGGGTTTAAGGTCAAGTTCCACGTGGTCACAGCAGCCGCGAGCGCCGATGAGGTAGTACGAGAACCACGGCGAGTCGGACCAGACAGCGCATCGAGAACCGCAGTACGAGCCGTAGCCCCAGTAGCCGCCTCCCAAGGGAGCGCGCTGCGTCACGTGATAAATACTGCCACGCGGAGTAGCCTGCCATGCGAAGGTACCGGACGGATTGTCCGTCTGTCCGGCCATCCACTCGGACATGTTGCCCGAAGCCTGGTACATGTACTTGGAAGTGCGCGGAGCGTCGCACAGCGTGACCACTGGATCAGTACCGCGAGCAGTGCCCTCGGTGACTCCGTAGGCTGCGATGGCTCGTTCGCTAGGCGTGAGCAGGCGAAGACCGAAAGCTCCCAAGAGTTCATCCGCAACGAAGCGCGAAAAATCCGGGTAGGTCGCGGAGCCGTCGCCGCCAAAGTCAGGATGCTTGATCGGGAGCGAATCGCCGTCCGCGATGGTCGCGTTGTAGGCGGAAGGCCCGAGCAGATGAGGCGTCGTGTTGAGCTGGTACAGCATTACCCAGCCGAATGGCGTCTTGGACATGCCGCGCGGATCTGCGCAGGCGGGGCGGTATTTCAGATCCCAGATCGAGGTCGGGATAATCTGAGGCGTTGTATCGCCGCCAGCCTGGGCGGTCGCCAAGGAGCCGGGGCCGTAGTGATAGCCGCCGATCTTGAGCGAGTTGACGGTCGTGTAGCCATCGGGAGCGGTGAAGTTCGCCGAGGCAACGAGGTTGCCATCGGCGCAAGCGTAGATGGCGTAATCCTTGCCGACAGTGTGAGCCGGAAGCGCGATCTGCGTGTCGGCGATGAGCTTCAGGATGCGACCGGCGACGGCGATCCTGAGTCCATTCAGCGCGTACAGATTGCCGCCGCTCAGCGTGAAGGCCGGAGCATTGGAAACGAGTTTCTTGATCATCGTATTTATCCATCCATGAGTTACCCTAACGGGGAGAGTAGGCGGCTCCGGAGCCGTCGCCGGAGCCGTCGCCGGAGCCGTCGCCGACAACGCGGGGGGACGGCTCCGGGTGGATGATTATGGATCACCCAAGAGCCGCTGCAGTGGTGGGGTCCAGATCGTAGGTCTGGATCGAGGCCTGGTTAAGGTTGGATGAAGAGGACGCAGGATTCGGAGCGGTGCAGACCGTCACCTTGACGGTCGGGCAATCGTTCGAGAAGTTGCGGATGATCAGATGGCGGTGAGGACGGTCGATCATCGGGCAGATCTGCTGCGAGCGCAGATTGAACTCCTGTGTGCGAGCCGTAATCACGCAGCGGTAGAGATCGCTCGTCTCAGGATCGGGCGACTTGCGCTTGACGCTCATCGTCTTGCCAGCTCCGAGGGTAATGTCGGACCAGTCGAGCATCCAGAGCATGCGCGCGCGGGCCTTGAAGTCCACACCTTCGCCTACTGTTGCTGGGAAGGCGCTGATGTAGTCATCAAAGAACTGGTCGTGATACACAGCCATCTGCACACCATGATCCTCGATATCGTAGATGTTGTAGTTCCAGAGAACCTGGCCTTCATGAGTGATCTTCTCACCAATTTTTGCGTAGCGTACCGTCTCCACGCCATACTTCGCCTTGTAATAGCGACTCATAGCAGAGTAGAGGATGCCAGCCGTCCAGCGATCGGTCATCACGTCAATGACGGAGACCTTCCCACCATCGGCCTCCCGGTGGCGCTTCAGCTCATAGAGTTTGCTGAAGAGAAGATCCAGATCGAGAGGAGACCCATTCATGTCAATGACACGCTGGGCGTCGGTGAGCTGGGTAAGAAAGCCGAGGGCGTTGGCCTTGTACTCGAGAGGGCAATCAGGCTGCGCAGGATCAGCGATGGTCGGAAGGAGAGTGTATCCTTCAACCGTCTGATTCTCGTTGATACGCTGGCCATAGAATGCCGTGCGAAGCAAGGCGTCCTCTTCAAGCATGGTCTGCTGCTTGTTCTGATCGGCAATGTCCGTGTGAACGAAGCCGCGCTGGAACTCATTGACCTTGCCAGAGAGGATGGCCTTCAGGATGCGCTCATGCTCGGAGTCGATGATGCGCGCAAAGCGAACAGTCTGCGGCCAGTTGACGATGATCTTCTTCGACAGATTGGCGGGCTGAGTATAGCACCATGCCTCCCTGTTGCTGACGGAGTTCACGCCGGTCTGCGCCACGCCGAAGGTGCAGTTGAGAGCGGACTTCTGATCTGCACTCAGCGCGGCAAAGGCAGCGGCAGTGTAGTTGGAGACCACCGTGACCTTGGCCTTGCGAACGTCACCAGCATCAGCGTTCACCGATCCGAGGATGGTGAAGTCAATGTCGATCGCATTCTTGGCTACGGCCGTGTCCCAGGTGGACACATACAGATGATTGCCAGGGAGGAAATAGCGGTTGATCTCCTCAATGTCAGATTTCAGCCAGGAGCTACCGAGATTGAGGGTCAGATCCCACGCATGTGCGGGGATGTTCCCAGTTCCAGCCCCTGGCGTTGCAGCGCCGCCTTCAATCGTGAAGTAGTTGGCGTTGATGTAACTGCGCTGAGTGCGCATGAAGTACGGCAGGACGATGCTCTGCTCGTCAATCTTCGTAGAACCAAGCTTGGGCTTGATGTCCTTGATGGTGCTGCGGAGCAGCATGGCGAGTCCGGACTCCTGGACGCCGAGAACCTTGGCCTCAGCGCGCGCGAGGACGTGGCGGAACAGGTCAATTTCCTTGGTAGCAAGCGCCTCCATCTCGTTGGGCGTCAGCCCGGCAATATGGAGCGCCGTCAGAGTGCATCCGTGCGTAGGAAGAACCTTCGCGATACGGGGAGCATAGGCAGGTGCAAGAGGCATTTTGGTTTTTCTCCTAGTTGTTTTGCGAGCATGTTACCCGCGTTTCTTGTGTAACATTTAGAACGCACACGGAGCAGGACGAACTCACCTACCGTCAAACTTCGCTTCTGACTGCCACTTACACGCACTGATTTCAGAAAACAAAAAACCCCGCACCGTTAAGATGCGGGGTTTCGTGTTGTTGGGCGGGGGAATTTCGGTTGCCGGGATTACTCTCCGAAGAGCGACTGCCCGATCATGTCCTCGTCTATCGTGGCCGGTGCGACTGCTGCATTGGGAGGGACCGCAGAGGGGCGAGGCATTGCAGGAGCCGATTGGTGTTCAGTCGGAGCAGACGGAGCAGCCGCAGGAGTACGACGGAACCCAAGGGCGGTAAGCTCGTCATGCCTTGCCTTGATTGCCATAGCGACAGCCTTGCCGGCATAGGTCTTCGCTCGTTCTATAATATCTGGAATCTCGAAGGTCCAGACCTGGTTGCGTTGCTCTGGCGAGTAGCGGAAGAACTGAGCCCGTGTGACGAAGCGTTTACCATCCTTCATCCTGGCGGCCCCACCATCGCGTTCGAAGTCTTCACAGACCACTTTCACAAGTCGGTCAAGACGAACGTGCTGCTCATTATTCGGATCGACCTGCTTTAGTGCGCGGCCAGTTCTTGGATTGATCGTTGAGATTCGAACCAACTCCTCAATGTCGGATGCCGCTGTCTGGAAGACTCGATCAGCGATATTAAATTCCAGTGCATACTCTGCCTTGGCAGAGTCGCCCTTCGTCTCCATTGCCTTCCGAATCTCTGACGGGATCTGGGTTTTGGTAAGCTCGTCGAAAAATGAACGCCCCCTTGACGCAATCTTCGGCTCCTCATCGCGACGAAACAAATCATCCTGCAACTCAGCAAATTTATCATCGTTCTCCCGTCGCACCTCCTCCCGAATGCGAGCGGTAATCAGGGCTTCACGCTCCGAGGGAGTGAAGTGAACTGCATTCTTCTTGAGCCATGCCTGGTATTCGGCGTTGTCCTCATCGAAAACGGCCCCAGGATCTTTCTGGCTAGCTTCCGCAAGAAAGGAAGCGTGGTCCTTGAGGTATTTCTTCATCCTCTCTCCGTACCCTTTGTAGCGGTCGGGAAGCAGCCGCTCGGCGTCACGGGCAAGCTTCAGCTGCTCCTGCTCTTCAGGGAGAAAGCCGGATTCATCGTCGTCAGCAGCGACTTTTGCAGGTTCATTGGCAGGCTGCTGCGCCTCGACGGGAGCCGGGGGCGACGGAACAATGTTCTTCGCCTTCCTCGCCTTCAAAGGCTTGTCTTGTTCGGCTAGTTTTTCATCAGCCTTGGGTTTATCGCCTTCGTCCTTGGGTTCGACCTTGGGTTCAGAAACAGGCTTTTCTCCTTGGGTGGCGGACAGCTTCTCTTCTCCCTGCGCTTCCTGCATAATATCATGCAGAGATGCACCATAGGAGGACTCCTTCGGTGTATCTATTTCACTGGCTACGGTTTCAAACAGCACATCCAAAGGATCTACTGTTTCATTGGTGGGTTTTTCAACGGGCGGCATAAAATGTTACATCGGTTGTTGCGCAGGGGCGGCACCAAGCTGTTGAAGAAGCTTGGTCAGCACTACCTCGAGTTGTGCTACACGGGTTTCGATCTCAGATGAGTCTCCACCTGGCTGCGTTGGAGCCGAAAATGCTTCAGGGTGATCGGTCCCACCCATATCGTCCTCTCCATCAGCTAGCTTCAGGTCGATAGCCGCACCGGAAAGACGGACCATTTCATCCATGATGATGAACAGACGCTTATTTCCGAGCCGCTTCATGAGAATTTCGCTCTGGCTCATCTGACCGAGCAGCGCACCAAGTGCTTTTGCTCCCTCGATGTTGATTGCTCGCTCCGCTCCGTCGCGGGAGCTAAAAAGGTAGTCGTAAATCAACGCCCTAACGTCACCCACGCAGGTTGTTTCCAGTGGGACCGGCTTGCTTTCGTCAATCTCGACCGCCGTCAGCTCGAAGCCAGCCTTCCGAATGGTCTCAGCACGATAACGGGATGTGACCGCAACCTGCACGGGACTCGTTGAGCAGGCTACAAGCGACTCGTAACAGATTCTCTTCACCGCGGCCCTCTGTTCATCAATGGAATCACTGACAAACGACTGAATAGAGTTGGTTGTGTTGGAAATCTCCTGCGTTTCACGCGCGGAAATCGTGCGCTGGCTCACCTGCCCTACCTCATTCTGCGAAAGAATGACGACACGATCACACAAGGAAAGGAATTCTGAGATGCCAGAGATTATTGTACCAACCTGTTGCTGCAAGTTCGCCTGGATGATCTGAACGGCCTGCACCGGGTTCTGGATCGCAAGGTCTCGATACTGAGCGCCAGAGAAAAAGAATGGCTGGGGCTTCCGAAAGATGGTGTGGTTTTCCAGCGAGGTACGGATGTACTCTTTTGTCGCATCGTCAAAAGCATCCTTGTCGATGGCCCAGATCTGAAGCGCTGCGTTTTCCAAGGCGGTTTCCAAGTTGCGAAGGAGGTTATTCACCTCGGATTGGAAAGGCATGATCTCTTGAGCGAGGCTAGCATTCTCCTCGCGATCATCGTTGCAGTTGTAACCGCAATACACAGCCGGAGTGGACGGGACGATTTCGGCTCCCATGATGGTGCCATCACAGCTTGCAGTGAATCGCCCCCAGACGTTCATATCCAGCGTACCGATTCCCTCTGCTGCTGGATTGAACTTCTCGAAATACTGCGAAACAAGCACTCCCTTGTCGTCATCCTCTGACGAGTACAGACCGATCTCCCACCTCCGGTCATTGGCTGCGGTTGGATCGGCCCACCGCATTGAAGGCCACTTCAATACTTCAGGGTCAAAGTAGTAATTGAAGAACATGGCATTGTCCGTGACAAGCTGCGTGAAAGTGGATGTGCAACTGACAGAATCCAGATTGTAGAAACCAGAATCTTTCAACGTGCCGTAGCGAACAATGTCCCAGTACCCGAGGTATGACGGGCCATTGTCGGTATTGATGGCCGCAAGGGGGGCAGAAGTATCCCAGAATCGGCGAGAGGGGTGAGATGCGACCCAATCAACGCCCTCACGCACAACATAGCTCTCCTCCTCCAACTCCCCTGAAGGCACATTGAGAGCCTTCGGACGCCATGCTTTTTCAACGGTCCATGCCTGACGCACGAAGGCCAGGGAATCGGCATACATGAAAGTGTGACGCCAAGTTTGCGGCCAAAAATGACGATACCCAAAGGCGTCACTCATCTCCTCAATTCTCTGCGAGCAAGCATCACCACGGAATCGTGCGACCTCATCCGTTCCTCTCGGCTCGTACTTCATGTAAGGCCAGAGGTTACTAAAACGAGCGGACTGCGCGGCCAGACGCCGAGTGATGTAAGCCCGAATCAGGTTAAGGGAAACGTTGCTAAAAGCCGGAAGGCTGAATGTCTCCTCCCCTTTCGCGTTCTTCGAACAGAATTGATCGTAAATCTTGTGCTTTTTGAGCTGATCAACTGTATCGGTGAGATCCAGCTTACCGGCAGCCCACAACTGAAGAGGAACGTGCTCGGCCTTCACCGGCTCGTCCCAAGCGAGATCGACAGCCTGGACACGACGGCCACGGGCCACGCACCGGCGCAGACCCTCGCTCAGCCTGGATTGGATCCGTTTCTCAAACTTCTCCCTGATCTTGGTGTACTTCTTCTCCTGTTCGCTCTCCTCTGTCGGCGTGCCTTCAGACGTCTTCTTTACCGATGGACGCTTGAATATGCGTGCCAGATCATCTGGGAGTAGCTTGTGCTTCTTGAGTTGTGCCGTGAAGACCATGATTTAGAGAAGGAAACGGTTTTTGTATTGTCTCATGAGGCGCATAGTCCTTCAGAACGTCGGCTTCGATGAGGGTAAGAAGCAGGGCCACAGATTCCGGAAACACATTATTGTCACGAATGCCCGGAATGTGAGAATGACGAAGGCACACCAGGCTTGCCAATTCACCTGGGGTAAGCCGAAGAAAAGTGCAGAGCCGTTCGAACCGCTCCCAGTCCCAACGCTGCACGATTCGGAGTTGCGCATAGTGCAGATCAATCAGCGTTGATGCTGGGGTTTCAAAGGGGCTACCCTTATTCCTCAGTATCTTCTTCGTCTTCAGTAACCTCATCGTCTTCGTCTTCGGCCTCCTCGTCTTCCTTGACGCCATCGGCAGTGTCGCTCACTTCCTGCAAGCGCACCTCGAGGGTCTTGTCATCCATGTTGGCGATTGTTCCACGAATGAAGATGGCTTCACCCACCTCCATATCCGTTAGGAGGTCTGCAACCTCGGGGTTCTTTTCCAGATCAACAGTGAGTTTTTGGGACATGGCAATTTGTTGCCTAATTTATTGTGTTACTTTTTCAACCAAATTCAGAGCCACTTTGCATTGTAGGTGCCAACAACTGAGGCTGGATGGCCCCGGTGATGATCGGGTAACTCATTGAGTCAAACACATGGATATGATCCGACCTTACTGGCGTCATGGCTGCATCTGGATCGAACGGTTTCTTCGGGTCCTGTGGCGTTGACTCCAAGAAGTTGAACATATCAATGACCTTCGAGCAGGCAGCCGAGACGAGGAGCCGGTCAGAACTAAGCAAATCCATCACCAACCGAACCCGTGTAGGGACCGACCCAGAAAACTTCGGAGCTTTCCTTATCCTGACCGTTGGCAACCCAAGGCCGGCATACTGCTTCTCCTTCGAAATGCGTTCGAGCTCCAATGAGTCAAATGCTGCGCCAGCCTGTGATCCAGGACGGAATTGGTTGAAGGCACTGGCGTCAGAGATCCATACCGGAGTCGTGGTTATTCGAGCCCCGTTTTCGGTAATGGCCACCATATCCCTCCACCATGCGAGCCTACGCAGGACAACAGGGAACAGGCGCGAATACGGAATTCGTCGCTTCAACACCACGATCTCGTCGTAGATACTCCATGTCATCCCGATAGGAAGTGGCATGTACTGCATGAAAATAAACGCATTGTACACTGCACCTGGATCCAGTCCGATGATCGTCGGGTATCGAGGATTGGGAATGATCCGTTGCTTGGATTGAGGGGCTGGCTTGATGTGGAGCACAGGCTTCCAGACATCAATGAAGATCGACGCTCCTGACGGGCGATCTACCCAAATACCGCGGAGCATGCGATCAGCTTCTATCGGGTCCGACTTGTAGAGCTTGTAAAGGGAATCCAGATAGCCAGTAGGGAGGTTGGCGACGTTATCTTGGATCGGAATATGGATTGCTTCATAGTCCGCGTCCCAAGTATCCGTCTCCTCGTCATAGGCATCGACGAACCAAGTCTTATACACCCAATGACTCGGCCCCTCTGGATTGCAGGCACCAATGTATTGAAAGAAGTGCTGACCCGGACGCCGACCGATCTGCGCACCAACTGCACGCAGGAACTCTGGTGCGGCATCGTCGGCTCCGTTGCGCCCGCAAGCGGTGAGTTCATCTACAAGCACTGCCGTTGGCTCTATTCCGCGGAATGTATCACGCAACTGGTTCGCGTGCGGCTCAGATAGAAGGAGAATCTGAGACCACCCACCGAAAGAGTTCTCTATCCAAATGAACTCGTGATGCTGAGTATCGAACTTCACTTCCGAATACTCGATGTTTAAGCCAACCTTCCACTCTGGCATCACGAAATTGATCAGCTTGTCCCATGCTCCCCCCTTCGTCGCCATCGACCGCTCACGGACAAGGATGACACACAAGGCATTCTCGTTCTCGTATGCGATACGAACGAGCTTGTGGACGCCGATAATCGTCTTTCCAGAACCCTTTTCCCCATGAAGTAGAAGGAATCTGGCAGTAGATTCCCAAGCCTTCATCTGCCCCCCCTTGTTCAGCTTCGGAGTCCAGTCCTTGTCGTGCTGCTTTTTCTTCGGTGGAGGTGGAGGCTCAATCAGCCCGGCGAGCGCATCGAAGCCTGTAGCATCTATTGGGAGTTTCTTCCTCATCGCTTAAGGGGGCTGAAGCCAGGCTTGGCTTTCCTATCAGGATCAGACTCCTTCGACTGCTTCAGAAGCTTGGCGGCGCTAAGCGTTCCCTGCCATGCCCGGTCATAGCCCTTCTGCAGAAGCTCAACGAGCTGGTTGTACGTCTTCTGCCATTCAGGTGCCTCCTCAATCCCATACGTGCCGTTGCGCAGATTTGTCAGGATCTCTTGCGCACGCTCGAAAACCTGCACATTCGAGATCACCATCATCTGGTGATGAAGGTCGAGAGTAGCTGTCAGATACCTGCCGGCATCATTTCCGAACACTGACGGAGCTTGGTTGAGAAGAGCGATCGTCTCGGGCTTGATTACTTTCTCAAGAGCTCCATTCGTCAGCACCGAGTTCATGGCGATCATCGCTTCGCCTTCAGCCTTCCCTACCACCTCGGGAAGCGGCTTCCTAGCCATCACATCGACGGTTGTGGGGGGCTTGATAGTCGAGCCTTTGGAGTACACGGCCAGTATCCTGGGGTCCTTTGCCATGCGCTTTCGCAGAACATCCACCGAAATATCGAGGACTTCCGCCGCGGCTGTGATGTCGCCTTCGCACACGCGCAGCGCATTCAGGATATCTACCTTTCTCAGTCGATTCCGGTTGCGAACCTCGTCCCCATCCTCCCCCTCAGACGGTGAATCTTCGCCAGCCTCCGCGCTTTCAGGATTTCCAAAGCTCTCTCCTTCATCTTCAGCTCGCTCTTCTGGATTTCCAGATCCCTCGCCGCTTCCGCTGCGTCTGCGCAGGCCCACGCCCAATACGCTTTCAGGACTGCTTGCCACAGGGCTTTCTTTTGCTGCGGGGTCGGCACAGGGGTCTCCTTGCGCTTCTCCCATGTCCTTCGCAGGCTTCTGTAGTGAGGATCTGAGTCGCATGATTTAGCCAGTTCTTCTTTGCTCAGGTCAAGGACACCTGAGCCGATTCCGCCTGTTGCAGACGGGAGGAGGTGCGCAGGGAGCGGAGGCGGCTGATAAGCGGAAGAAGTTCCGTCTTCCAGGCCGGGCTCTTCCGAAGGAACTGAAAGCGAGTCTGGTGAGGTTGTTTCTGACATTGGCGGAAGTATGCTGCTTTGCGGTTTCGATCGAGGGTGTTGAGCGGGTCGAATTGACAGGCTGCGCAGAACCTTGCGGCCTCCCCCACCGTGACCTGGTCCCAGGAGTCTAAGGCCGAGATTTCGGAGACACGGGCCAGTGGGAGCCCGGAGGCGATAGCGATTTCAGCCAGGCTCATGCTGACGACATGCTTGCCCCCCACGCTGCGCCGTGCCATCAATCGGACAAGGAAAGGAGGGTTCTCCGTGAGATGCTTCCAGGGAGTCATTTTTATTTCTACAAAATCAAATACACCTTCTGCGCAATGCGTTTGTTTACCCTGTCTCGATTTCCATCGTAATCATTCCTTTTCACCCTACAGGGTTTTCTACAGGGGTCTTTCTACAGGTGTTCGACTTTTTTATGATATTCTTCGATACGGCTTGTTACGAATAAAACTCGATTTCTCCTATGAAAAGCAACGTATGTGACAAATGGTGACAAACCGGGATAAATGCGTTGTAGATCTGAAAATCCTCGTGTCGGCGGTTCGATTCCGCCCTGAGCCACCACTTTAATACGAGTGGCGGCAACAACTTACGAATGTGTAAAAAACACAAGGTTGCCATTTTCTACAGGGGGTTTCTACAGTTGGTCTTGTATGAAAGACAAACTATGGGAGAAAACACGGATTACCAATCTGTTAAGAAATTCCTCCTCTGAGAAATACTATGCAAGGTGCACAGTTCAGGGGCGTCAGGTATGGAAGGCTCTAGGGACTGATAGCTTCACCCGCGCCCAAATCCTCCTTCCCGATGCCCTCAAGGAGATGCGCGAAAAAGCCACAAGGGCTGTAGAAACTGTAGAAACGACTGTAGAAAACCAGACCGAGATGGGGACATGGATTGACCGAGCAGTCGCCCATGCCGAACTCAAGATCCACAAGGCATCAACCCTGCTCCGATACAAGATCGCCGCCAAGGCCCTCCGGTTCAGCTGGGACGGGCTCCCCAAGCGCGACGTGCGCAGGATCACGGAAGCCGACTGCCTAGCCTGGGCGAAGGCTGCACCCAGGCAGGGGACCGGACTTTCCAGCCCGCTGGCAGTTGGAGGCAAGAAGATCTACACGGCCAAGAAGGCAATGTCTGCATCGGCTTTCAATCAGTGCCTCACCGTCCTGCAAGATGCGTTCGCCCTAGCCATCAAACATGGCATGATCTACCGGGACCCGTCCGCGACGGTTTCGCGCATGAGCCCTCCACCAAAGCGTCTTGAGCTCCCGACCAAGCAGCAATTCAACGACCTCGCCACGGCGATAGGAAAGTCAGGAGCCGCCCAAGCCAAAGACTGTGAGTTCCTCGTTCGCTTCCTGGCTTCGTCAGGAACGAGAATCAGCGAAGCCGCCGCCTGCACTTGGGACCTGGTTGACTGGAGCCGAGAAAGCATGCACGTGCCGGGTGAGAAAACGCGCAGCTCCCGCCGTGATATCCCGCTATTCCCTGCCCTGGCTGCGCTCTTGCAGTCAGTTCCCGTCGAGAAGCGAACCGGCCCCATCTGTCCAGTTAAGGAAACACAGAAGTCCCTCACCGCAGCCTGCGCCAAACTTGGTATCAAGCGTCTTACCCACCATGACCTTCGCCACCTATTTGCAACTACCTGCATCGAATCAGGAGTGGATATCCCTACTGTATCCAGATGGCTAGGACACTCAGACGGAGGAGCCCTTGCGATGCGGACCTATGGTCATCTGCGATCCGAGCATTCGAACCGAATGGCCCAGCTTGTAACTCTGTAAATCGTTGCAGCAAAAAGCCCCGAGCAATCGGGGCTTTTTTATTTGCAATAAGCGTATCCAGATAGCGGCTACTTTTTCTTTTTCACAGAAAGAATTACGCCTCCATCTTTTTCTACTTTCTCAAAGTAGCAACCAATCGCCAATCTCGCTATATCTGCGGGCTTTAGAGATGTGCTCTCACAGATTTCCATGAGCCTCTTATGTTCTTCTGCGTTAAGGCGCGTTGATACAACTGGAGATTTTGCCATGCTCATTTGTTTACAAAATAGAGCTAAATCAATGTCGGTCAATATCTATAAATACTGATCTGTATTTTCAGTAGACAAACGCTACTAGGCACTGTTTGTAGCTCGCCGCCATGCCAAACAAACAGTTTGTTGTCTCAACCAGAGTAAACCTGCGCAGCAAGCGTAAGCTCATGACCACGAGCCGCAGCACAGGGATGAAGGAAGCGGATCTGATCCGACTCGCACTGTCCTCCTTCTTCGAAAACTACTCCAAGCCAGAGGATATCCTGGCTCTCCACATCTCATCGAGGGCCTCCCGATGACCGACACC